AACTTGAGAAGGTTGCCGCGCCGGCTGTTGTGATGCTTAATGCATTAGATGTTCCAAGTGTAGATGACGCTGCAATTACAAAATTATCAGTTGCACTATTATCTACACCAACCGACCAACTGGTAATAGCACTTACCTGATATTCAGTGAGTGCATCACCTGCCGATGATCCGGCAACAAGAACTAATTGGCGTGCATCACTGCTAGCAGTATTGCTGGTATTTGAAAGTCTAGATGTAAGTTTTGCACCTGCGGTAGCAGCAGTGACATCTAATGCTGTATTTGCGGTTGTAAGTCCTGTAACAGTTAATCCAATACCACTACTCGGCGCATTAACTACCGTATTACCGGTTGAATTTACTGTTATTCTTTCAGTTGTATTACTTGCAATCGCAAAGGTATTGGCTGCTGATAGATATATACCATTTGTCGGTACTGTGCTACCATTGACAACGAATCTATCTGATGTAGTTGATACTAATCCTGTCACAGTAGTTGTAGTAGAACCAAGTGCCATACTTGTAGAACCGAGTGTCAATGAACTATTTGTTAATGCACCATTTGGGATACCAGTGAAATTTGTTCCAGTTAATATTGGTGTATTTGTCCAACTCGGTGTTGTTCCAGATACAAGGACTTGTGATGAAGTACCTGCTGCTAGTGTGGTCGTTGTTGAAGCTGCGGTCTGATATACTAACGAACCTGCTGCGCCGCCTGTAACATTTGTTGCTGTTGTTGCCGAAGTTGCGGTGGTTGCATTACCCGACAAAGCACCAACGAATGTAGTTGATGTAACTGATGTTAATCCAATAATTGTAGTTGCTGAGGCACCAAGAGAAATTGCTGTAGTACCAACTGTTACAGAACTATTTGTTAATGCACCATTTGGAATACTTGTTAATGAAGCACCCGATCCGCTGAATATACCGGCAGTCATTGTGCCACCTATAGTGACAGCAGTTGGTAGACTGAATGTCACAGCACCGGATGATGCTGAAACGGTAATTTGATTAGCAGTGCCTGTGGCAGAGGTAACCCCCGTGTTAGTTACTGTTACATTGCCTGTTGCGCTTACGTTTGTGCTTAATCCTGTGTTTGTCGTAAGACTTAAAACACCTGTATTAGAAACAACATTAGTAGTAATATCAATTCCAGTGCCAGCAGTTAATGCTGTGGCACTACTAAATTGTGTAAATACAATAGATGTTGTACCAACAGTTATTATGCCTAGTGTAGTCTGAACCCAACTGGTTCCACTTAGTGTTCCCGACACAACAAATACAAGATCTCCACTTTGTATTTCTGATGTTGGTGTTCCATCGAAATCTGTTGCACGAGTGAGCACTGTAGATGATGTTCTTACATAGACACCATTTGTAAGTTGACTTGCTTCATCTTTAACTAAGACACGATCACCACCTATCCAGGCAGAAAAACCACCAATTGTTGTGTATGTACCAGTTGTTGTTAATGTGGCACCGACGCCGCTGGCACCGTTATTATATGTAATTGTACCACCTGATGTGGATGCAAGCGTTGCTGTCGTTCCTGTTGTTACTGCTTCGTGTACAGTTATTCCACTCGAAATAGCATCAGCATATTGTTTTGTTACTGCTCCAAGTGACGCAACTGGATCAGCATTTAGAATCAAGAAACCAGTCATTGTATCACCGGCTACATTAACTGGTGTATATCCTAATGCTGTTGTAATATCGGAGGCACCAACTACTGATGTTGCTGTTGTTAATCCTTTACCATTTACAGTTATTCTACGGAATGTGTCAGACTGTGGTGAAGAATTTACTGTGGCAAGTGTTAATGGAAGATTTCCGGCCGCTGCTGTCCCGGTAGCATCACCAGATGCAGTTAGGCTTAACGAAATATTAACTGTATTTGGTCCGGGTGTCTTTGTTAGTGTAATACCGGGCGAACTTGTTAGATTGGTATTAAGAAAATTATAGATATCCGAATTAATGAAAGCATTTTGCCATTCACTAATACCGGCATTATACCTTAGATATTGACCCGTAAGTGGAGAAACGATGCTCACATCATTTAAGTCGGAAAGTTTAATAGGCGACGGGCCACCAGTGATGACTCCTAATTGTATCCCCGAAACTTGAATTGGCATATTAGACTCCGTTTTCTATATTTATCTATTAACAATACCGTTACACATATCCGTATATAACTACATCGCTATTTAATGTGACACCCGTATTAAATGTGATTTGATTTGCGCCGGTAACTGTGAATTGTTTTGTTGCGCCTTCTTGTTGAAATACACCATTTACAAATACTTGTAGATATACTTTTCCCGACCCCTTGGCGGTAGTTGTCATTGTTGTATTGAAAACTGTTTGTGATGCAGTGGCAACAAATTCTTGATAATTAGGCGCCGGATTTATGAAGGAAAGTGAGCCAGTACCATTTGTGCTTAAAATTTGACCTGCTGTACCATCGGCATTAGGATATTTAATTCCATCTAATATTACATTTTTTCCTGTACCGGCGGTAAGGGTTAAATCTGTTGTAGAAGGTGAGAAAATTTCACCAGCTTGGGTGATTAACGTACCGTCTCTGCCAACAATAAATGACGAGACGCTTGTACCTTTAGCGTTAATTGTAATCGACATAAGCTCTCCTGTTCAGGTTTTATCCTGTCTAGCACATGATGCTAGTCATTGTCTTATGCTTTATTTATCTGATAGACGAATTTATTATAAACTTATATCAACATGATAGATAAATACATAAAACGAGGGCAAGTATGGGACGAATTTCTCTTTGGAATCCAGTTAAGGGAGATGATTTTAACTTCATCGATCGCACCATTGGCGAAAATTTTCGCATTGCGGGTGATGGAATCTTAATACATATGTACGAAGGTCCTACCACAGATTCAAATGGTAGCACAGATACTTCACTCACAACAATTCAAGATGTATTGTTCCTAACAAATAATAATCGCAAATATAATCCTAATGTGATTGAATTGCGAGGACACCATCAGCCACAAGATGTGAATTATGATCTATCACAATTTGGCGTATTCCTAAGCTCTGATACAATCCGTATTACATTTCATTATAACGATATGTTAGATTCGTTAGGTAGAAAACTTATTGCTGGTGATGTTTTAGAATTTCCAAGTATGAGAGATATTCCGATTTTTGATAACGCAGTGGGTATCAATCGTTATTATGTAGTCCAGGATGCGTTATATGCTGCTGCGGGATATGGACAGAAATGGTTTCCACATATTTGGCTAGTAAGGGCAAAACTAATGACTGCGTCTTTGGAATTCACAGAAATCATTGATCAAGCAGCCACAGGACAAACTGCTGGTGGCGTTGGGCAAGGCATTGGTGTTATGCCAGACGGATTTACCGAAACGTCAGACGCAAATGGAAATCCGGGACTTGGTTCTAATCCAAATATTAAGAATGCGCTTGACTTATTCTGTAAGATTATTAAGATTACCGACGAGGTTGTTAAGGAAGCAGAATGTAATGCGTTCTTTGATCCAAAATTCTTTGAGAGCGCAAATCTTTATATCTATTTAGATCCAAACACAAATTACCCAATTATTGGCAGTAATTATTTCAGTGGTGACGGTGCTCCGCCAAACTTGTCTACAGACAATGCTAATAACTTAGTGCCATCTGGACCACTTGTTGGTGCAGGGGTAGCATTTCCACCAGGTATGACAGATGGACAATATTATCTACGAATTGATTATTATCCAGAGAGACTATTTCAAAAGCAAGGAAATTGTTATAAATTGATAGAGGTGAATGTGTTGAAGTCTTGGACTGCCTACAATCGTGTATTGGATACATTTATTGATAATATCAATGATACAGTTCTATCCGATGGTACTATAATTCCAGAGAAACAGGCTGTATCAGAAGTTGTAAAACAGAAAGTTGATTTATACGCAGAACGAAAAATTCAGACAACTGCTACAGAAGCAACCCGTTCGGCTATCGCTAATGAGCGTGCTAAGATAAAGCCTAACTAAGGACAATAATGGATTTCTTTTATGACATGCAAACGCGGCGCTATCTGCTGCAATTTATGCGAATCTTTTCTGACATAAGGGTTAGAAATGGTCCAGATGCCAACGGCCTCTACACAATACAACGGGTTCCTATTATGTATGGAGATCCATCCTCTATGGTTGCTCAACTAATAAAGGGTGCTAGTGAAAATACAATGTTGCCAGTTCCTATGTTCAGTGCTTACATTGACGGAATCAAGATGAATGATAAGCGCAGGCAAGATTCCCAGTTTGTTGGCAAAGTATCTACGGTAGAAAGAGAATTTGATGCCCTTACACAAGAATACGGACCAAACCCGGGTGTTAGACAAGATGTTGAAAGATATATGCCTGTTCCCTGGGATTTCACATTCAAGCTTGATGTATGGACAACAAACATAACTACCAAACTTCAAATATTTGAGCAGATTGCTGTAATATTCAATAAGTCTGTTCAACTTCAACAAAATAGTAATCTACTAGATTGGTCAAGCATTTTTGAAGTATGGCTTGAAGACTATACCTTCACTAATAGATCTATACCACAGGGTGGAACAGAAGATCGAGACGTGATGAGCTTTAAGTTCAAAATCGAGGGGTGGATCAATCCTCCAGCTAAAGTTAAGAGAAGTGGCCTTATTGCTGAAATTGTTACACAGGTTTATAATGTCTCAGATGTGAATGCTATTAGAACATCCATAGGTGAGGAATATGATCCGTTCAGTTGTTTTGGTGGAATTCCAATTCAAATTGTTACCACAGAAGGCAATTATAAGATATCTGTTGCCAATGCTGGTGCTATTGATCACATCACATTACTCAATGAATTTGGGCAGGTTGATCCAGCATTAAGTTGGGAAAGCCTAATACAAAAATATGGGCAGATTACCCCTAATATCACCAAAATTAGGCTAAAACTCGACCCCGACCTCGATGTTACAGACTCTGACATCATAGGTGGAATTGAACAAGATCCATTGAACCAAAACGTGCTGTTATTTACACCAGACATCGACACACTTCCTGCTAACACATTACAACCTATAGTAACTATTATCGATCCTACAGAAGTATGGCCCGGTAACGGATTACCTTTGGCTGCTGCGGGCCAAAGGTATCTACTTACTTCATCAAACAGTGCCGGAGAAGAGCCTGCCATTCCACCAAATGTACCAACAAGTCCGTGGGGTCAAATGTTGGTAGCCTATCCTAATGATATTATTGAATTCAACGGTATTAGTTGGGTTGTATCATTTGACTCGCGAAATTCTGTAGGGTTAAATTACTTGGTAAATAATGCTAACGCAAGTCAGTATAGATTTGATGGTACAGACTGGACCTACACTTATTATGGAATATATGGACCAGGATACTGGCGCATAGATAACATAATACAGGCACCTAATGGGACTACAATCTCTGTATATGAGTAATCATCTTACAATTGTCAAAATGCCATTGATGCATTCCACCGGAGCCACCAATCTTATTACAATGCGGGCATATTAATTTAGGCTGCAATATTCCCTTATTCCAGGAAGTATTAGAATGATTCTCTGAAATCTTTTTCTTTGTCTCTTCTGTATGATGTTTTCCTAAATTAGCCTGTCGCAATTTTTCTTTAGTCTCTTCCGAAACTATTCGTCCCTTTGTAGGTGAAGATTTCGGATTGGCTTGTTTGGTATTAGAGATTTTCTTTTTCTGTTCAGCAGACATCGGTCCTTTTGACTTACCTGTACGAGATAGAGACATTTTCTTTCTTGTCTCTTCCGACATAGGCTTTCTTTTTCTGGCGGCGTCGGACATCTTCTGTTTAGATTCTTCGGAATATTTCTTACCGGTTTTGGCAATTGATACTCTTTTCTTTAACCATCCATACATCTTATTATTACGTGATATATTTTCTCTCTTACCAGTCATAATAATTAATGCATAGACTAATTTAGGATTCGTTGGATACATTTTTACCAACAATTGATGTGCTATGTAATGCTCCTCTGGGAAGAGTTTAACAATATTTTCAATATCGTCTGTTCCATTCATGCATCGCGGAACAATATGGTGTTTCTCGAAATACTCGCCCGGTAAAATAGATCGTGTCTGGGCACGCTCAATTAGACGCTCATAGTGTTTTAAGTAGTTCATAATATTATTTATTATAAATAGTTTTATGGACAATGTCAATCAAATATCAAAAGTAGGTGTTGGAACAATCTTTGTTTCGAC